TCACTGGCTTTAAGTTCAAGACATCCATGTTCTCACTTAATGGATCTGTAGGCTTTGCGTCGTCCTTTATGGGGACAAGTTTGTCAGCATTCTTAATACCTAACACTTCTATCATCTGACGATGTAATTGCGGCAGATCGTATATCTGCGGTGCTTGTTGCGCCATCTGTAACACTGCTTGGTACTGTACTACCCTTTGAGCCATCGTAGAGCTATTAGGGTCACTTACAGGTATAACGTCTACCGCCATGTAGTCGTCTTGACGTGCGGTGACTGCTCCCCGTGCAGGTTGATAGGCGTAATCTGTAGGAGCGTACTCGGACATGATAGCCTTGAGCATCTTAAACTCTTGCTTCATGGCATAGTGGACACGCGCTTGCACTGCTGCCATAGGCTTCAGCGTTCTTTCTAACAACGCTAGCGTAGTACCCACTGGGGCATTAGCTGACATGTCAGATATGTTCATATCACTAATAGCGCCTAACCTACGACCTTCGGTTGTAATCTGGTTAAGCAACGCTAGTAGGGTTTGACTTGGCTCCTTGTAAGGAAGCGGCATAATATTCTCACGAATACTGCCTGATGGTACATCTACATCCTTAAACTCCCCCGGCTCTATGGGCGTGTCATCGCCTTTGATCCGCAACCCGCGAGACTTTAGACCTCCGGGGAGGTTAGAGAGTGTACCAGCGTCCACCAATTGCCGTATAAGCGAGGTTCCTGCTTTAGCATACCCTCCTATGATATGTATCAGTCCAAGGCCGTAGAAGCCAAATCCGGGGACATATACGTAGTGTACAAAATGTTGACGCTTTAACATCAACATGTCGTCAGGGTTCCAATTACGACGTATTGCTAATACCTCTCCAGTCCCTCGGTCTAACGTGATGATATAAGGCTTGGCTATATCGTCGTCGTCTTCGTCAACCCCCTCAATAGTTATATCAGCGTGTATCTCGTACAACGAGTACCTATCGTCATCCGTTATAGAGTACCCACCATCTTCAGCCTTCTTTTCTTCAATATCACTGTGGTAAGGGGTTGGTTCTCCTAACTCAATATCTTTATAAAACCCACTGGCCTGTAACTTGCGTATCTCATTCTTAGTTTTCCGCATAACGTGCGTTACACGCTCTGCTGTTTCTATGTGAGACGCTCCATATGGCACGATAACGTCTTCTGCGGTTATGTATATGGCTACCTGTCTACCTATATTAGGGTCGAAGTAAACCTTCTTAAACGCCGATCCTGCGAGTCCTAGGCTATATAGCATCCGTTCATGTTCGGGACGGTACTCTACCATCACCTCTGTAAGCTCATAGTTCATATCAGCTTTAACACGTTCCGCCGCTTCTGTTTTCTCCCTAGTCTCTTCTCCTAGTACTTTAACCCGTACTGGGCCAGCCGCAGGGAAAGTTTCACTCATTGTCTCTGCTTGGAACCGTATCGCAGCTTCGGCTAGGACAGTAGAGTGAACTCCACAGGCTCCTTCCCAAGGCGTTGTACGCTCCTCATACTTAAACCCTAAGACATCTAACCCCTTAACATATGTGTCAGCCCACTCCTTACGGCTGTCCATATCAGAGTCTATTAGCCCTATAAGATCATTTGATAGCGACTGCAATATACTATCGTCTAGATGTTCCGCTAGGTTGACATCAAACGGGAGCATATCAGTAGGAGCAGCATCGGGAATTAAAGTGATCTCTACGCTACCATCACTCAAGGTAACCATTTCGGGATCTACAATCTCTATCTCCAACGCTTGCTCAACTGGCTCGACCGGCTCATCCCCTTCTATTTCTACATCTATACCTTCGGGGGCAGCAAACATGCCTTTTTCAATTGCCATAATTTAGCCTCTTAATAATACCCACTGCTACGCCGTTTAAAGTATCGTTGTTCTTCTGGTTCATCAGTAGGTAGTCGTATGAACCCGCCCTGTCGGAATCGCATTAGAGCCATGACGGTGGAGTCCACCAAGTCATCGTTACTCATAAACGGAAACCCTGCTATTTCTTCTACTAATTCTTCAGCCCAACGTGTCTGGGGAACCCAGCACAGGCCAGACGCTACAATATCAGATACAGAATTCAAACGCGCTAGTTTATCACCTGACCCTCTATGTGGGGTATATTCTGATACTGGTAGTCCCATCCTACGCATTTCTTGGTAAAGGGCCACACCAGAACTCTTCTTCTCCACAATGAACGAGTCAGGCTCCCAATCCGAATACTCCTCCATAGCGAGTTCTTTTAGCTCTGGAAACTCTATCCGCTTCTTAATACTGTTTAAAAGTATTATATTATACGCATTCTCTTCCTCATTATAGAAGACCCCCCACGTAGTTAACGCGGTATAGTCGGCTCTATTGTGCTTTTCTGCCGCAGCATCGAGGGACATTATGATGTATTCGCAAGATGGAGGCTCCTCACTCATCCATAAGTTCCACCACTCACGCTTAACTAGGGCGGCTTCTTCTGCGGTAGGCTGCTGTTGGTACTGAGCATTCCACTGGAATGTGGGCATAGATGCCTTAGTACGCATCAACGCTTCTAAATCAAAGAACTCAGGCCACAGGGGTTTCTCGATCACCTCCTTAGTCTCTGGGTCTGCAAACTCTAGTATCGCGGGGAACTCTACTACTTGAAACTGATCAGACCTCTCGTTCTGAGCCATATCCTTAACAACACGGCCTGTCAGGTCATCCATATGCCACCGTGTCTGGATAATAGCTACACGACCCCCCGGCATCAGACGAGTACGCGCACCGAACGTATACCACTCGTATGCCTTCTCAAACACAGAGAAGTTACCGTTAATCACGTCCTGCTCAGAGTGTGGGTCATCTACCAGCAGTAAGTCTGCACCACGACCAGCTAGTGCGGAGCCTACACCACAGGCGTAATACTCTCCTCCTGCGCTAGTATTCCACCTACCTGCCGATTTAGAGTCAACAGCTAGCTTAGTAACCGGAAATATAGTCTTATATTCGGGGGTGGCGATCAAATTACGTACTTTACGACCAAAATCTACCGCTAAGTCGGTTGTGTGGGACACCATCATCACTTTCTTGTTCGGATTACGCCCCAAAAACCACGCTGGGTAGAAAATAGACACTAATTGTGACTTACCGTGGCGTGGTGGGATATTTACGCAAACACGATCCTTGTCTCCACGCTCAATCTCCATCAACATATCCGCCAAAATGCGATGATGCTTCCCAACAATGAAGTCAGGCATCATTGCCTTGCAAAAGTCTATCAGATCATCGTATGCTAGCTTGTTCTGCCGCCGTACTCCTAGCTCATCCACCATTCTCTCAATCTCAACGACCTCATCTGCCGAATACTCGTCAAGATTATCAAGTAATAGCTGAATTTCCTCTTCAGTAAAGTCTTCAGGCGGAGTTTTCATCGACTAACCCCAGTTCGGCATCAACATCTATCACTTCACCGTCTACTATTATTGCGTCCTCGGCCTCATACGCAGGATTTACTAGCTTTTCCAGCTTGCCCCGCAGTTTTGCACGGAGATCATCTGTAGATTGGTGGGTGACAGTGATCTCTGACTTCTCAGCAAACAAAGACACGTCTGAAATCTTACCTAATAACTCTAAGGCACGGATTCTAGTGCGTGGGTCAGGGTTCTCAGTCTCTAGTATCAGCTTGTTTGTCACTAGGTGACGGATATGTACGGCAGAAGTGGCTACTGACTGTCCAAACTCGGTCAATATATTGTTAGTAAGCACTAACGAGGCTGGGGTCATCTTAGCTGTTCGGGCGTTGTTTGTTTTCTTGGATGCTTTCTCTGGATCTTCTGCATAAGACATAGCTAACTGTGCGGCTATATCCTTATCTTCAGCGTTAGGGGTGAGGTCTGCGCCATGCTCCTCTAGCGCAATAGCACTAGCGAAGGCGACAGCGGCCCTTTTAGCCAAGTCCATGTGTTTAATATCTGTAGGTACAGGCACACCTAGCTCTGGTTCTAGCATAAAAGTCATTACTACATCGCAGGTTATTCACCGAAGACCTCTATATACCAGAAAAAAATTTTTTTAACAAGCCTTTGGGACTCCTATAGGGGGGTGTTTGCTATATAGGGAACGGCCTCAAGCCAACTCAGAAAA